AAGGATGTGTCTGATCCCTCAAAGATAGTGAAGGTAAATGGTGAGATAGATGTTGAGGAAAAACAGACCATGGAGAGCACTTACTTTCAATATGTGGACCGTACCAAGCAGTTTGTTTCAATTGTACCACCAGTACTGCTTTCAAATAAACCCTTGAGTGATAAAGAGACTGAACACCAGAGGAAGTTATTGGAAGTAGCACAGGAGAACCACTTGGAATTTTTGTACAATTACAAATCTGAATTGGCTAAGAAGACAGGCTCATTGATTGATGAGGCCAAGTTGGCAGTAAAAGAAATGGAGGATGCAATAAAGACAAATGCTGAGAAAAGTATGATTTTGAAGGTAATTCTTGGGACAGCAGCAGTGGTAGGGGCAGTAGGAACCATGTATTGGGTATACAAGTTCTTCTTCCGGGATGAAGGAATGGAAGCCCACAAGATGGGAAATCCTGAGTATTCTGGTGTAGCAAAGAATGCTCTGGGAAGAAGAAAATTGAAACCAGTGCACAATCCAATTCCAGCAAATGTGAGGTTTGTTAAGGTGGGAGCCCACGGAGGAGAGATGGCCCTGTCTCTCTTTATGGAAAAGACTCTGAAGCCAAATATGGGAAGGATGTGTTTTTATCCAGGACCAGGGATGAAGCCTGATTGCTGTGGTTTTCTGATGGTTGAAGGAACTAAGGGAATCGTGGCAAAACACATGTGGTACTTGATGGGAGGAAAAGATGCATTTGTCGTTCTACAGTGTAATAGAGGGGGTGAATTTCGATTTAAAGTGTCAGAGCTGCAGAGAAGTATGGATGCAGTAAATGACACAAGCTTCTTTGTTTTACCGCTTGGTAAGAGTGAATGGAGAAAGGAAGGAATCCAGGAATTTAGGAACATAAAGCATCACTTTTTAACTGACAAAGAAGCAGATGATGCAAACATATCTCATACAACCTTGTTCTTTTCACAACCAGGGGATGGAGATTTGCGAATAGAATCTTTTTCCACAGAGAGAGCACAGACACCGGTTGGATATGGTTTTTCTCATGGACCGGGTATTAAATGTTTGTCCACAGTGACTTATCCAACAGGGACAATGCCAGGAATGTGCACAAGTCCCATAGTTGTGCATAATACTTTCATAACGACCAAGATTTTAGCCCATCATGTAGCAGGAGGACCACATTCAGGGGTGGGAGCAGTTTTGACCCAGAGTCATTTAACAGAAGGATTTGCGGCATGTGAAAGAGATACAGCTATTGCCAATGAATATTGGAAAGGAACTTCAATGTCTGACATTGTTACGGGTAATGTTGATCCAGAATACTCACCTGTGATGGAGTTGGTAGAACAAGTTGAAGCTGAGAGTCAGGGTTTCCAGGAAGAATGGGTCGATGAGACGAAGGAACCCATGTTGATATATGATGTGAGACATAATTATCGAGGCCAGTTGAGAGATAAGGCCTTGTGGGTAAGATTTCCACATAAGTCAGAAATCATACCGTCATTGTTGGCAGGAGAGATCAGGGAACCTACTACAGCTCCGGCAGCTTTGGCTAAGTTTAAGCATCCAGTGACAGGTGAAGAAGTGTTCCCTTTGCAGAAGGCTTTGGCAAAACTGGTGAAAGTGCCTGGAAATGACTTTGATCGAGAATTGGAAGATGAGTGTGAGAAGATCATAATGCAGAGTATACCTTGTGTGGTTCCAGCACGGCTTTTGACTTGGGAGGAAACAATACGAGGAGTGGAAGGCTGGCAGTTCACACGTTCTATGAGGACTGACACAGCTTTAGGTTTCACAGGATCTCCCAAGAAAGGAAAAGGAAAATCAGAAGCCGTCTGGAGGGATGAGAAGGGACAATTGCACTTTCAAGAAGGGTGGAAAGAGAAATGTATACATGCAGAAACTGGTTACAAACAAGGTTTGACTGGTTTCGGAGCAAACACCTTGCATTTGAAGGATGAAAGACGGAAGCTGATAAAGGTTGAAAATGGAGATACAAGACCCTTTATAGGTTCATTCTTTGTGCATTATTGTAATTGGAGAAGGCGGTTTTGTTCATTCTTTGAAAACCTTGCCCAAGCACGACATTTGATGGGAGCATGTATCGGAATTAATCCACATTCAACGCAATGGCAAGCCCTGTTGATGTACTTACAAGAAGTGGGTTTGGAGGCACGAGCCCTTGAAGGAGATGCAAGTAACTTTGACAATAGTGGAGAGACCAAGTACAATGAAGGGTTTGTGCGAATTGTGAATGGATGGTATGGAATCCACTGGACAGGAACTTTAGAAGAACTTGGAGAAGACAATAGAGCGCGAGATGCCATTTATCGAGAAGTGTCAGGACCATGCGCTTATGTAATAGTGGGGAAGGATATTATTCAACCGAGCCA